CAAGTAACCGTTAGTGAAGTCTGCACCTGATGCTGAAGCGATTGCACTCCAAGCTGCCGGGTTCATAATGTAACCAAGTTTAGAGTCTAGACCTGCACCGTTACCTACTACAGTAGCTTCCAAAAGTGCCAATAAAGCAACATCAGCAGCACCTGTTCCTCCTGATCCTGCATCAGCAAAGATAGATTCTGGAGCTGAGGTAACATTACCTTGAGCCAATAAAGCTGCTTCCATCTTAGCCATCATAGAAGCTGCGATGTTTCTTCTTAAAGCACCTTCAAGACCTGCGTTCTGTACTAAAGACTCAGGACTCATATCTACTACAGAGATGACTTTCTTTGGAGAAAGCGTCTTAGAAGCAACATCACCTGCAGCCTGAACATCGCTACCTAAAGCTGCCTCAGTTGCCCAAGTAGAAGTGATACCTTGTACGATAGGGAATTTTCTATCAGCACTCAATCCTGAGTAGAAGTTAGAACCTGCCTGTACCAATACAGAAGCTGCTTGAAGTTGGTCAATGAAGCTAGTTACTTCAGTACCTTTTACGAAACCTGCTGTAGCACCACGTTGCTCAGAACTATTTAATACAGAATAAGGAATAGCGATACCTTTGAACGCTTGAGAAGGGTTCTCGTTACGAGCTTCTTGATCCATCTCAGCAACAAGACCATTTACACGACCTGTGTAAGCTGCTTTAGCTGCATCTACGAAAGAAAACTCTCTGATTTCTTTAGACTCTTTTACATTTTGAGTTCCGAAAGAAACAGGTGCTGAAGCAATCTCAGCGTTTAGCTTTTCTTGACGTTCTACCATATCAATATCTTTTTTAAGGTTGTCAATTTTAGACATTTTAGCATCGTAAGATACTTGCTCGTCATCAGTTAAGTTACGAGATTCGTTTTTACAAGTTTCAAGCATTCCGTTTGATTCTTCAATCAAACCTGCTCTTTCTTGACGTAATTCTACAGAATTTTTCATTTAGAGTTTACTTTTTAGTGTTAATTCATTTTGTAATAAGTTGATTTTATTAAGTGTTTCTTCACTATCGCATACTTGTTCTTGCTCTACTACTTCTTCAACCTTCTCGGAAACTTCTTCCTTGATTTGTTCCAAAGCTCGTAGTGCAACATCAGTATTGGAATAAGCTCCAACACCAACTATAGAAACATCAAATAGTCTAGCAACTTTTTTAATGTTTCTTTTATGGACATCACCATCTTGAGTCCACTCATCATCTTCAACTGTAAAAGCAAAAGACGATTCGTACAATAAACCTCTACGCATAAGTTCAGCGACATCGTTACCTGTAGAAGTGTTTGGTAAAGTTCCATCATATTTTAATCCTCTCTCATCTACTGAGAGTTTAAGTGTACCACCTTGGTTTCGATCCAAGATAGCGTTCATATCGTGATTGTATGTAAGTATCACGTTATCTTCTAATCTACCATCAAAAGCATCACGAGAGATTGTTTCTCTAAAACCTAAATCTCTACTTTCGTGGTCAAATAAAGCAGCATAACCACTAACTGTAACTTCGTCAGAGCCTTCACTCATACGAACTTCACAATCAGAAGAATACACTCTTATTTCTTTGTTATTTTTCATATCTATAAGTTTATTCTGATATTTTCTGTCTAGATGTATCTTCACCTAGTCGGTCAAGTGGCATCATATTAGATTGCATATAAACCTTTTCACTTTCTTCACCCATTGGGTTCATATCTTCAAGCGACCTAACTTCATCAGGTGACATTACACCGATGTTTACTAATGTTCTATAGTAATCAGCTCTACTCTTAGAATCTCCTCTAAGAATTGCTGTAAGATTGAATTTAAAGTATTCTGTTCCTCTCTTTTTACTAGGAATAAGTTTAGCGTTAAGTTCGCTTTCAATTCTTTTGATCCAAGGAGTGATAGTGTGTACCACAAAGTCGATTTGCTGTGCTTCTATATTACTATAGGTAGCTCTAGACAAGTCGTTCACAAGGTGGTTAGGTACTCTAAAGATTCTACAAATATCACTTACTTGGTACTCTCTAGATTCTATAAATTGAGCTTGATTGTTGGGTACTGTTCTAGCAGTCCAGTCCATACCCTCTTCAAGTATTGCAGTTTTACCTGCGTTTACTGTACCTGCATAGTTAGAACTCCAAGATTCTTTCAAGCGTTTAGCAGTCTCAGGTTTAAGAGTCCCTGGATGTTTAAGTATTCCTCCCAATTGTGAGCCATTCCTAAACCAAGATCCTGCGTGTTTGTCTAATGATAGGGATATACCTAAAGTTTCTGCTGCTGCTTCTAAAGGTGATTTACCTTCAATACCATCAAAGGAAAGACCTTTAATATGAATCATATTAACAGATTGTACTTTCCCTACAATTGGGTAAGGTGTTGTAGCGTTTTGAGTAACCTCATAATAAACTTCCCTCCCATCAGGAGATGTGTAAACCTCAACATCATCATATTGTATTGGGTGAAGTGCGACAGGTAGACCGCCTTGATTTCTTTCTATGTAAGCACAGAAGTTTCCATCAAAAGACAAATCGACCAAAGCTCTTTCAAAGAACATAAAAGAGTTGTATAACGGAGAAGGCTGTTCACCCACTAAACTATTTAATGGATTGTTTGTAAGCTTTATTTTTCTATTATCTTTATCTTTAGAATATAGGCAGATGGGGAGGGAAGCTATTGTTTCAGAAAGAACCCGAACACAGGACCATACCGTAGCAATTCTAATTGCTTGTTGTTTAGATATTGTCTGTCCTGACGAGCTTCCAAAAATATTTGTAAGTATTGTCTGACCGAACATAGAGCGTGATTCTGAATCCACGTTCTCGTTCTTGTTTCTTTTAAAAAAATCGAATAAACCCAAAGCTGCTTGAATAGTTATACATTAATAAATAGTAAAAACACCTAAATACTGAACCAATATTACAAAGTTTTTTTCAAATATTTTAGTGTGCGTGATAAAACTCTATATACATATCGGTCTGAAACACCTTTTATAGCTGATATTTGCGATATTTTAAGTCCGTATTCAAATCTGAAATAAATTATGTCCTTACTCATACTGTCTTCTAGAGATAATGCCTTTTTCCATAAATCATCGGCAGTACCATCGTATTCAAAATATACAGGAGCATTCATAAGACCCTTATCACGATAAGTCTTGTGGAATGGTGATGTATTCGATAAAACTTGATTGGTTGTTACTCTAGCTATAAAATACTTTAGCTGATTAGTCTCGTAGAGTGATTGTATGGTTTCTTCGAGCTGTGTAAGGAGGATAACATTAATTTCTTGAACCAAATCATCCACAAAGTGATAGTCTTGGTTTCTACCTGCTACTGATTCGCAGATTTGTCTTATAGAGTCTTGCTCTTGAGATATTATCTCATCTTTAGATAAAGAATATCTCCCTGTCATCGTACGCTGATCCACCATTATTTTTGTTTTGCATAGCCTCTGACAGTCCCATCAGACAAGCTACAATTCCATCAATCTTATCATTTGATTTTGCTTTGTTTGGTTTTACGTTTCCGGCAGGGTCTAAAGCTAAGACTACATTAGACATCATCCATCTAAGCACAGGGTTTCCTCCGTGTCGTATGCTTCCTGCTAATATCAATGTTTCAAATTCCTTAGTGGCAGGTGACATCGTTCTGTAACCTTGTCCTACAGGAATCATTGGGCAACCTTCTTCTGTAAGGTCAATTACAATCTGTGAAGCGTTCCACCTATCGTATGCTATCATTTGAACATCAAACTTCTCTGATATGTCTCTTATTTTTTGCTTAATGTAGTTGTAATCACACACATCGCCTGGAGTAAGATCCACATAACCCTCTCTGTGCCATTTAAGGTAATCTACTTTATCTCTTTCAGAGCGTTTATGAGCGTTGTCAGAAGGTATAAAAGAGTGCATAATTATGTCGTAACTACCCTCTTTATCAGGAAAAAGTAGTGCTAAACAAGTAATATCTCGTGTAGAAGCTAAATCTAAGCCAACATAACAAGGTTTACCTAGTAACCTAGACTCTGTAACACCCTCGTCACAATCCATCCACTTTTCATCGCTAATCCACTTAGTTTCATTTGCAACCCATTGATTAAGATGTAGCCTTCTAAAAGTATTTTCATAAGATGGCTCATTCTTAGCCTTTACTGATTGTTGCTTCATATACTCCTCAGTTATAATAGTACCATAACCAGGATTTGCTTTCTTCCAAACTTCTTCGTCAAAAATATCGTCTTTTTGGTCAGCTTCGTAAACCACACCTAAAAACGAATCATCTTCAATTACACCATCTATAAGTTTCTTAGAATAATCATACAGCTCTTTACAAATGTGGTCCTTTTGATGACCTGCACCTGCTGTAGTAATACCTAGCATAAGAGGCTCTTTCCTTGCACCCATAGAAGTAAGTAGTACATCGTACAAGTCTCTATTCTTATGAGAATGTATTTCATCCAGTAGACAGCAAGATAGGTTTAATCCGTGCTTAGTGTCTGCATCGGCTGATATAACTTTGTAGTAAGATCCAACTTTATCGTAAGTTATAGAGTCTCTATAAGCGTTAGAGCGTTTAAGAAGTTGTGGCTCTTGAAGCACCATTTGTTTTGCAATAGAAAAAGATAATCTAGCTTGTTCTTTATCGGCAGCAGCAGATACAATCTCAGCACCCTTCTCTCCATCAGAAAAAAGCATATAGAGTGCTATACCTACCATTAAGTTTGTCTTACCGTTCTTCCTAGGGATAAATACAAAACATTGTCTGAATTTACGTAAGTTAGTTTTTTTAGACTTCCATCCGAATAGTGGTTTTATAATATCATCCTTTTGCCACTCCTCAAGAATAAACCTTTGACCTGCCAAGTCTCCTTTAACGTGCTGACAAAAGGTTTGGATAAAGTCTACAGCTCTCTTAGCTGCTTTGTCATCAAAGTAGTATTTATCTTTATCTATGTGATGAAGATTATTCATCGCTGTTAAAGAAATTTTCTATTTTAATGTCAGGTGTATTTGCCTGATTCTCTATAGCATTCACCTTTGCTCTACTCGATGGTGTTAAACCAAATTCTTTAAGTAGTTGAAAAACTCTTGTGAAGGCTTGATTGGCTATAAGAACTTCAGGTCTTTGTATCGACTTAGTATGACCCTCTCTTGATGTTACGTCTTGAGTTGGACCTAATGTGTTTATCACTTCTTTAGCTTGTTTGTAATCGCCATAAGCATCACAAAGCAATGTAAGAGATAGTTCGTCTGCTTGAGTTAGAACAGACATATCGTGTAGCATTATGCTTAACTCAAAAAAAGATTTCTGTCCATCCTCAGATAACCAAGTAGGTACTGGAGGTATATTTAAAGGAGATTGTGGTTCGTTAGGGTTCATTCTATCATCCCTTAACGTGCCTCTTTGCCTTTTTATTTCTGTAGGTAATCTTTTCATCTTTGGTAAACATACAAAAAATTATCTAACTAAACAAATAAGAAAGAAAAAAAGTAACACAAAAAAAGAAAGAATACTCTTTATCCTTATCCTTATCTTTATAGGGGTATCGTTGACCCCAATTAGACCCCATTTAGACCTCAATTAGACCCCAATTAGACCCCTAAACTTTAAATTACTGATAATCAGGAAGATGTATTTTTTTTTGTAATTTTTACGTCTTTCTACTAATACTTTAATAACAATTTTGTACATTTGTCAAGTCAGTAAGTGGTTAAGGCATTGAGTGGTAGTGTAACTCATTATAATCTCGTTCACTAGATAATACTGTCGAATAGACTTGAGCCTTAATTATTTTAGGAATAGTACGACCTACTATCTAAAACATAACAAGTCGGTTATGATCCTGAAGACCCATAGTTTAAATTGGTTAAAACATCATCCCTAGTCAAGATGAAGATTGCAGGTTCAAATCCTGTAGGGTCACAACGAGAGCTTCCTGCGTGAGTGGAGCAAGAAAAGTCCTACCTCAATTAAATATGGGTTTTAGTTATCAGTAGGTAGGCAAAGATTTTTAAATTGGGATTTAAGAATCAGCATTTGAGGAGGGGAGGTTTGGTTGCTTCCCCTTATCAAAAAAAAACAAAGTTATGGCAGATAATTATATTTACGCAGTCGCAATTATATTACCGATTGGATATATGTTAGCGATGTACTTTACAACAAAGTAGGGTGGTGGAATGGCATACACACCTTCTTGTCTCGAAGGTAGAGGTAACAGAAATGTCTCTATGTAGGTTCGACTCCTACCCCTACTGCTAAATAAATAACTATGTCAAAATTTGAATGTAGCCTGTGTGGTGAAATAAAAGAACTTACCAGACACAAAATAAAAGTTGTAGATGGTAAAGTAGTTTGCCCTGATGCAACTTGTTGTGATGAGTATATGAAAAGCATAAAAGAAAACAAAGGGTTTGGTGGTATTATTAAAAAACCAAACGGAACAGTAGGCGGTAAATTTTAAAACTATGATTGATACAGTAACAGCAACAGCATTTGGATTATTAATGTTTCTACTTGGATCTCTCCTAATGCACATTAAAGAAAAGCAATAAGCACCTTCGGGTGTTTTTTTTTGCTCTATACGCTAGGGTAGGGGGGACCCCAAACCAGTTCAAAATACTGACAGGGTGTACAGGAAGG